GGCCATCAGTTCACCCCGGATTCAGCCTGCGCGGCCAGCGAGAGTTCGCGATGCGTGCTGTGCACGAAGTCGCGCGCCAGGCCGTCGCCGTCGGCGGCTCGGCTGTACACGTTGACCTGGTCGATCTGCACGCCAGCCGCGGCATCCCGGCGGCCCATCCGCTCGCTGATCTGCTGGATGTAGCGGATCGTTTCGGCCGGCAGCGGCCCGCCGGAAAGGACGCGCTTGTCGCCAGCGTTGTAGGCGGCCAGCGCAGTGTTCAGGTTGCCGCCGTACCGCTTCAGCAGGTCGCGGAACTTGCGCGCGGCCGCGTCGGCGGAAGCGCCAAGGTCGTTCTCCTGGCCAGCGATGCCGTACTCGGTCGCCGTGCGCGGCATGAAGCCGAAGTGGCCCTTGGCACCGGCAGGCGACAGCATGTGCTTGCCGCGCGCCGACTCTTGGGTCCACACAGCGTCCAGCAGCCCGGCTGGAAGTCCGTACTGGCGCTCAAGCGACGACAGAAGGCCAGCGGCGTTCATGTTCGGCGCCGTCCCAACCTTGCCGCCAGAGATCCGCTCTGCCGGGGTGCTCGACCCTGACCCGTAGGCGTTCCAAGCTGCTCCCGTTGCCCCCAAGGTGGCACGCCCGGACAGGACATCCCACAGCTGGCCAAGGATGCCCTTCTTCGACTGCTGCTCTCCGAACTTCAGCGCAGCGACGGCGCCCGGGCTGACCACGTTGAGCATCTTGCGGCCCGCGGCTTCGATGGCGTCGCCGAGGTCCGCCCAAGCCTTCTGACGTTCAATGGCCAGGCGCTTGTCTTCCTCGGATGCCGCGTTCAGCGCCCGCTGTTTGGCGACGATGTCGTCCAGCTTCGTGCCGGCCTCGCGCAGGACGTTGATCGTGTCCTCGCTGAACCCAGCCTGGCGGCCGAAGAACTGCGCGTCCTGGGCGCTGATCCGGCTGAACAGATCGGCCAGCATCTTCATCCTCTGCGCGTTGTCGATCGACGCAGAGGCGAACCTTGCCGTGTCCAGGCCGGCGCGCTGGAGCGGTAGGAGACGTTCGTCCCATCCGTTCAGTCGGAGGTTCTGGATGATGTCGTTGACGGTGCGGAAGCTGGACGCCATGTCCTCTGCGCTGCCGCCGAACCGCTTCGCCATGTTCTGGTAGGCCGAGAGTTCCTGCGTGGCAATGCCCAGGTTTCCGGCGAGTCGGCCTGTGGCGGCATCCGACTTGGTGATCGCCTCGATGAACTGGCGCATGCCGCTCATGGACAGCGTGACGCCCACCATGGCGAGCAACTCATTGCGCACGGCGCGATAGCCGTTCGCGAGTTGCTTGATACCGGCGTCCATCTCGGCGTTCTGCTTCTTCGCCTCCTCGCCGGTCTTCTTCAGCGCGTCCTGGGCTTCCTTGTGGCCCTTCTTGAAACCGCTGGGGTCAATGCCCAGCGTGACCAGCAGCGCGTCGATGACAGTCGCCATGCCCTACTCCAGCGCCGCGTTGTGGGCGTTCACGACCGCGATCTCCAGCAGGTCCTGCAGGTCTTCCACGCCCAGCACGGTCCCCAGCTCGGTGTAGGTGGCCAGACCCGCCGTCACGACTTGCGCGATCGTGCTGGGAACGTTGGCAACCTGCACCATCCGTCTCACTGCGCCGGGGCCACCGACGGGGAGGTCGAGCGGGCGGCGATGGCGAAAAAATCGATGTGCAGCGCCAGCAGTTCCTTGCGCAGCTTCAGGCGCGTCGCCACCTCTTCGATGTCGTCCTCGATGAGCGCGCGCATGACCTGGGGCCGCTTCGGGTCCGGGACGAACTGCACGCAGCCGAACATCTCTTCCATCAACGCGACCAGGTCGCCGAACTGCAGCGCGGAGACGACACCCATGCCGAGGCGGGCGATGCCGGCCATGCCGCTTTGGGCGAGATCCTCGGGCACGTCGAAACCGGACTTCGCGAGCGCGTGGAAGACCTTCAGCGCGAACCGCTCGCCTTGGCTGGCCGGCATCTCGCGCAGATGGAAGGCCTTGCCCTTGTCCCGACCCTCGGCCGAGATCACGACGGTGAGTTCCTTCCTCACAGGATCTGCGCCGACGGGGTGATGGACTGCCACGTGATGGCGAACTTGCGCGGCTGCAAGATCTTCTTGGCGTCCGGCGCCGGGCTGTAGCCGGACAGCACACCGCGGGTCATCGTGTAGATCGTGCCGTTGTCCAGCGCGATCGTGCCGTTGGCGTAGTAGACCGAACGGATCGCCTGCTCTGCTGCAAACCACTGTTCGAACAGGCTGATGCTCGGAGCGTTCGGCAGGAACGCGACGTTCTGGGTGTAGACGTTGGGCACGAAGCCCGCGGCCATGATGCCGTCGGCGCCCTGGATGATCTCCTTCGATGCCACCTGCCCGAAGTCGAAGAGGTCATCAACCACGAAGCCTTGGAGCTGCTGCGGCGAGTCGTACAGGCCCGTGATCGACAGCGTGAAGATCGCGTTGACGGAGGTGATGGACATGGCGGCTCCTTACTGCACTTCCACGCTGGCGAGGTTGATCTTCTGGACCGAGCCGGCGCTGATGTACCAGAGGCTCATCGGCGGCGTCTTGCGCTGCGCGCGCGTGGCGGCGGGCGCCGGCAAGATCTGCAGGTACCAGCCGTTCGAGGCCAGTTCCTTGTCGATGGCAATGCCGGCCGCCTGGTTGACCTGCGCAGCCTGCGAGGCCGACAGCGGCGCGCCGGGGGCGAACATGCCGAAGTTGAGCGCGGCGTTGATGGGGTCCATGCACGCGGCGCGGATCAGCGTGTAGCCGGCGACCGTGTACGGCACGCTCTTGACCGAGGTCAGCAGCACCATCAGCGCCAGCTGGATCTGGTTGTTCAACCAGACCTGCTCGGCGAAGGCATCGATCCACTTGTACTGCCCGGTGATCTGGCCGGGGTACAGGAACACGAACTCGTCGTTCGCGGTCGCGTAGCTGCCGTAGAAGTTGTAGCCGTTCGCGATCAGGTTCGCTGCGACCGTCTGGGACGTCACGTCTGCGGCCAGGCCCGACTGGCTCTTGAACGCCAGCGTGCTGTGACCGTTGCGCTGGCTGAAGTCGATGCTGGCCAGCGAGCCACAGATGAATGCCGCCTTGCTGTAGTCGGCGCACCAGACCGGCACGATGCCGCTGCTCTGCGAGGCGTTCAGCAGGTTGCCCAGCGACGCCGTCGCGTTGTTGCTGGCCGTCGGCGTGACGTCGCTGTCCCACGCCACGTAGGCGTAGCGGTTGCCTGCAGCGGCAAACCAGGCCGCGAAGGCCTGCTTCACCGCGTTGCCGCTGCCGCCGTCGGGGTCGAAGGCGGTCATCATGCTGACCCAGTTCTGCGTCGTCGCGACGATGCCGGCCATGAAGGTCGCCGGCACCGCGGCGGCGGCCCCTTGCGACAGCACCGCGCCGGTGGAGGCCGTCAGCGCCAGCGACGTCGCCAGCGAACCGCTTGCGAAGGTCATCGTCGAGGATGCGCCGGTCGTCGCGTTCGTGAACACGAAGCCGCCGGACACGCTGTCGAAGGTGACCGTGAAGCCAGGCGAGGTGAACGCGGCCAGGATGATCGTCGCCGCGTTGCTGAAGCTGGTGGCCGCCGAAAGGTTGATCGTGCTGGACGTCTTCACCACGCCGTTGACGGTGACGCTCAGCGTGCCAGACAGCGCCTGCAGCGCGGTGAGCGACAGTGCCGCCAGGCTGCCGCCGCGCAGGTACGACGTGACCGCGCTGGCCGGGTACTGGGCCAGCAGCATCGCGCCGGGCTTGACGTTGGAGTTGTCGAAGCCGGCGAAGTAGATCTGCGCGATGCTGTACTCGGTGCCAGGGCCGAAGTAGCTCAGCACCGATGCCGCACTCGGGAAGGACAGCACCGACCCGATCGGGACGCGCGTGGAGGTGGTCAGGACCAGAGCGTTGAAGTCGAGCGCCGAGCCGCCGGCGCTGATGACGCTCGGGGTGACGCTGACGATCTCGCTTGCGGGGATCGATGCCATGCGGTGGCTCCAGGAGGCAGCCGCTGGGCGGCTGGAGAGGGTGACGGGATGCCGTCAGGGCGGCGGGTAGGCCGCGTCGACGTTGACGACCTGCACCGACAGCGATGCGGCGAAGTCCTGTCCGGTGGTCACGACGCTGTCGACCTGGATTGCCAGGTCCATCGTCCACCGGGTCTCGACCTGCTGCTCGCCGTTGACGAACGGCTGTTGACGCGGGTCGGTGTTGAAGAGAGGTGCGGCGCCGATGGCGGCATCGCGAAAGAACTGGGCGGCCACGTCGGTCCGCCACAGCGTGCCGACGATGTGCGCGTTGTCGCTGGCCGCCGGCCCGTGGATGTCGACCTGCACCGTCAACTGCATCGACGCAAGGTCGGCGCGGCTTTGCGTGCCGGGGAAGCCGTCGGTGTACAGCGTGGTCGTGGTGGCCAGCCGCTGCCGGCCGATCGGCGTCATGACGACGAAGTCGGCACCGACCGGCTCCGGGACGCGGTTGCCCTGGCCCTGCACCACTTCGACGCCAGAAGCAAGGACCGACAGCAGGAACGCGCGCAGCGTCACGAAGACCTGGTCCTCGGTGACCGAAACGGTGGCCGCCATCGTCAGGCCACCTGTCGCACGACGGCGACCTTGCACCAACCGGCGGTGTCCCAGTTCTCCAGGACCTGGGCGACCAGCCAAGTGCCGCGCGAGGTCTGCACCATGTCGCCACCCTTGACGTCGGGCCGCGAAACGGCGCGCCATTCGCCGGTCACGTACATGGCCTTCAGCTCGCCCTGCAGGTTGAGCCCTGAGATCTGCTGCAGGTCCTTGCCGGTCATCGCCTGCTCCTGGACCAGCACCGGCACGCCGGAGGCGAACGCAGGGGTGCGCTTGCCACTCGGGCTGGTGGTGTAGCCGTCGGAGGCGAGGTAGGTCGCTTCGGTGTTGGGGTTGACCATGGAGGTCACCGCGTTGGCCAGGCCGCGCAGGTTCATTCGGCCGGGCCCACCGCAGAGGTCAGCGTGGCGATCATCAGCCCGGTGTCGCGCAGGGGGGTGTTCGGCACGCCGCTGTAGTCCTCGCCCGCAGCCACCGCGGCCGCGGCCTCGCCGACGGTCTTGCCGCTGATGTCGCGGCCCTCGCGGCGCCACTTCCGCAGCATCAGCGTCACCGGGCTCAGCGGCGCCACCTCGCCGCGCTCAATGGCAAGCTGCATGTCCGATGCCATCAGCATGCCGACCTGCTCCAGCACCTGTTCGGGCTGGATCTCGCCGCGGATCGCGGCTTTCAGGCCGGCCGCCATGGCCTCGACCCAAGCTTTGCGCTGCTCGGCGACGGTGGGTCGGATGAACGGCCGCGGCGGCACGCCGTTGGCGGGCGAGCCGTACTCCTGGATGCTGGCCACGTAGGCGACAGGCGTGCCGTCCTCGTACTTCGCGGTCGGGAACCAGCCGGCCTGTGCCACCTGCTGGTCAAAGGCCTCGGGCATGCTCTTCAGCGCCTCGCGGATCTTCAGCTCGGAGTGGTCGATGGCCATGCTCAGCCCACGAAGACGCCGCCGGCGCCGCGGAAGCCCTGCCGCTCAAGCGAGCCGCCGACGTACAGGCCGCCGGCCGACTGCACCGACAGCAGCGCCCAGAGCTGCATGCCGTACGGCGTGGACGACAGCCAGTGCTGCCAGCCACTGCGTACAGGCGGCGGCGCAAGCGCAACGGTGACGCTTCCCTCGGTGGCTGAGGTGATCGTGCCGCCCAGTTTGCCCGCGGCCGCGTTCTTGCCGATCTGCGCCAGGTGCGCGGTCATCAGTTCCAGGCCGAACTGCAGCGCGTTGCCAGCGAGAAGGCAGCCGTCGGCCGGCGTCATGAACTGCGTGGCCATCTGCCAGTAGGCGCCCGTGATGACCCCTGGCAGCTCGGCAAGCTCGGGGAACCGCTGCGCGAACTGGTCGAGGTCCCAGGCGGCCATGGCGATCAGTCCTCCTTCGGCTTGGCCGTGCCGTCGGCCGCGTCGGCGTAGTCGGCAGGCACCACCGGCGAGGACCGGTCACGCAGCTTCATGTCGGCGGCCACCTTCTCGGGGTCCGTCTTGGCGTCGCTGACGACGATGAAGCCCGCCTTCTCGTGGCCCACGAAGACCGGATTGCGCAGCAGGTAGGACAGTTCGTCGTCGGTCACCTGGGTGGCCACGCCCAGCGGCGTGACCAGGCGGTCGTTCGCCAGGCCGGTGCCGCCCTTGATGACGATCGGCTGCCCCTCGGGGATCTTGATGTCCGCGGGACCAGGCACGTAGTTCAGGTAGCCGTTGTCGGCGGTCAGGGTGCTGTAGACGTAGGGCATTGTTCGGTGTCTCCAAAGAAAGTGAGCCCGCGAGTTAGGCGGGCTCTAAGGTAGAGCGGGAGTGGCGTTAGGCGCTACAGGCCCGTATAACGCACCACCGCGTAGGGGCGCTTGAGCATCACGCCGGCCGTCGCGTTCGAGAAGTCCTCGACGTAGTCCTTCGCGCGGACCTGCACGCCCAGCGTGTACATCTTCGACGGCACGACCTGCAGCCAGACGCGGCTGTCGTCGCTGCTGCCGTCGTCCACCGACTCGGCGTAGAGGTAGAACACGTTCGCGCCGCCGTTGGCCAGGTTGAGCTGCGGGGCCGACACGATGCGCATGTTCGGGTAGGTCTCGCGGATCCACTGGCGCACCGTGCTCTGGCCGGTGCTGGAGGTCACCGACAGGTAGGCTTCCTGGCTGATCGGCAGCGCCAGCGTCATCGGCGTGTTGCTGTCCACCAGGCCCTGCGCCTTGTTCTGCAGCGCGGCGAACGCGGTGCGGATGTCGGCGGTGATCTCCAGGAAGGTCTTGTTGACCCACAGCGTCGACGAGGCGGCGCCGGTGGCCACCGTGACGTAGTTCGGCAGCGACGGGTCGTTCAGGAAGCCGTAGGTCCGATTGTTGCCGTTGTTGTAGCCCAGGAAGCCGATCTTGTTGCGCTCGATCTCCAGGGCCAGGGCGGCCGCCGCACGCTTCTCCTGCGCGCTGTTGACGCGCACACGGGCGGCGCGCGCTTCTTCCAGCTTGCCGACGTTGAACCCCTTCTCGCAGCGCACGACGGTGCGGCGCTCGAAGTTGGTGTTCCACGAGGCCAGCGGCACGTTGCTGTCGTCACCGTAGGGCACGGCGTTGCCCATCGGCTCCAGGATGCCCTGCACGACTTCTTCGTCGTCCCACGAGCCGACGGTCGAGATGCCGCACAGTTCGTCGATCTTGCGCGCGGCGGTGACCACGCGAACGAAGCCCGGCAGCCAGGTCTGGAGGAACTGGATGGGGGTGCTGATCTGTGCCGTCGTGATGCCGCCTTGCTGGTCGTCCATCGCGAAGGCCGAGGCCATCTGCGACACCAGCGCGGGGTTGAAGTTGATGCCCATCGCCGCCAGGGCCAGGTAGTCCTTGACGTCGGAGGCATCCATGGCGACCGGGGCGACTTGGCGCGGGCCCAGGTAGCTGTGTTCCTTGCTCTTGATCATGATCGTTCAGCTCCTTGGGATCAGCCCAGCTGGATGGCGATGAGGCCGGCGGCGACGGTGTTGTAGCGCCACACGGCCGCGCGCGGGATCAGCGTGTTGCCGCTGGTGGCCGAGGCGCCGGGGGCGACGCACGACAGCGCGCCGGTGACCGAGTTGAACTGCACCTGGTCGCCGATGTTGGCGCCGCCGGTGACGGCGACCACCACGATGCCCATCGTGCAGAACTCGGCGTTGTATTGGTCCGGCACTGCCAGCGTCGGGGCCAGCGTGCCGCCGACCGAGGTACCCACCGAGGCGTAGCGCTTCGGGTTCACCATGATGCCGCCGAACACCTCCCCGGAGCCGGTGCCGGTGATGGTCGTGCTGGCCGCGGTGGACGAGCGGTCGACCAGGTAGGTGCCGATGCCGCCGGCCGCGCCGGTCAGCTGGCGCAGCACCACGGTGCCGGCCGTCACGCTGGTGCCCGACAGCACCAGGCCGTTGGTCACGGTGCCCGAGCCGACGGCGGTCACCGTCAGCGTGGTGCCGGCGATCGAGCCCGTCACCGAGCACGCGCCGTTGCCGATCTGGCCGCCCACGGTGTAGATGCCGGTGACGGCGTCGCGGGTGTAGCCGTAGCCGCAGATGTTCGGCTGCAGGCCGCCGCTGTTGACGACGCCGACTTCGACGCGCTCCGGACCGTCGAACTTGATCTCGCCCGGGACGCCGAAGCCGAGGTTGATGTTCACGCTGGATTGGAAGGGCATGGCCTTACTCCTTGCTCTTGTTCAGGTGGCGGGTGACGAAGTTGTCGCCCGCGCCGGCGTCCATGCCGGCGCCGGCCAGCGCCTGCTTGCGCGGCGCGACGGCGGCGGCCAGGTAGCCGGTGATGGCGGCCACTTCCTGGCCCTTGGCGACCTTCAGGCCGAGCTTCTCGCAGCCGTAGGCGGCGACCTCGTCCTCGGTCATGTCGGCGGCGTCGAAGGTGCCGACGTGCTCGCTGACCTTGCCGGCCAGCGCGTCGCGCCGCTTGGCGGCGGCCATGGCCTCACGGACCAGCTTCTGCGCGTCGACGGCCTGCGCCGCGGCGGCAGGCTTGTCCTTCGCGTCCATCGCGGGCATCCCCTTCTTCTTCTCCGGATCGTCGTCCGGCGTGTCCTTGGGGGTTTCCTCGTCGGTGGCGGCGGGCTTTTCGGCCGGCGCGCCGCCCGCCAGCGCCAGCAGCGCCGTGATCGCGGGGGCGAGGCTCTTGATCGCGGCGACAGCGTCTTCCAGCGTCATGCTGGAGCCGCCCTCGCCCTTCGTTTCGTCAGCCATGGAAGGCTCCTTTGCAGAGGTTGGGGGTTCCTGATCGGTGGGGGCTTCGTCCAGAACGGCGACGTCCGGACCGGTGCGCCCGCTCATGACGAGCGCAAGGTGGTTGCCGCGGATCGTCCGCTGCACGCAGTCGTAGGCCTGGCCGTCGAAGACGCCCGGGGTCCATTCGTACGTGCACCGGTACCCCGGCGACAACTCCCGCTTCCCGGCCTCGATCAGGTTCGCCAGGGATTGGGAAAAGACTTTCAGGTTGCCCCGCAGGTACGGGGCCTCGAAATAGACGTCCTCGCCGATGACGCCGTGCACGCCCTTCTTCTCGGCGGGGGTCAGGTCGAGTTCCTCGTCGCCGAGCATCTTGTGGTCGTTGATCCACGGCAGCAGGCGGAACGACGCGATGCACTCGGGGTCGGAGAGTTCCTCGGCGGGGCGGTAGACGCGGTACATCTGGCCGGGGTCTGGCGCGCCGGGCAGTTGCGAGCCGGCGTACACGAAGACGCCGACCTTGCTGATCGGATTGCCCTTGACCTCGAACCAGCCGTTCGTGTCGAAGAGGCGCGCGCTGTCGTCCATGGCCGGGGCCAGCGCGGCGGCGGTCTCGCGGGCGACGTGCTCCAGGGCCGCAGCGATCGCCTCTTCGGTACCGGGGTGCAACGGCTGCGGCAGGTCATCAGGCCGGGCCCAGACGTAGCCATCGGACTCGCTGCACAGCAGTGGGCCGAACTCGGGGTCGCGGCAGAGGTACAGCGTGAAGCCGTCGAGTTCACGCAGCAGTTCCAGGCCGGCCGCCGGCGCGTGACCGGTCTCCTCTTGGCTCTCGCGGATAGCGGCCTGCATCGGGGCCTCGCCAGCCTCGAGGTGGCCGGCCGGCACGGCCCAAGTGCCCGGGTAGGAGCGCGAGCCGGCGCCGCGTTTCAGCAGCAGCACCCGACCGGACTCGGCGAGGTACAGGATGCCGGCGGCGGCCGAAAGCGCGGGCGCCTCGATCACCGGCTCGGGTTGCGGGGCTTCGTCCATGGTCAGTCCTTGTTCCCGAAGCTCAGCCGGGGCCGCATCACGCAGCGGCAGAACGGCAGGTCGCCGGGCTTGCCGCGGACTTCCTTGCCGTACATCACGCCGATCACCGGCGGGTCGTCCAGGCGGTACACGTTGCCGCTCATGGCAATGTGGTCCTGGCGCGGGTGCGCGCTGCCCCCCGTGTGCACCCATTCGTACTCGGTGATGCCGGCGGCCTGCATGCGCGCGGCGTTGATGCCCGTGTAGGCTTTGCGCGTCTGATCCATCGCCACGTTGCGCGC